GTGTAAATTTTTCTTATATCTAAGCACTAAGTTTCCTCCTCAATGTCTATATCATTGATAACTGATGTAACATCTAAGATATCTTTGAAGTTCAATATTCTAGCATTCTTAATATCATAGGCTATAGAGTAATGAAAAACTCTATCATCGTCAGAAAACTCGCTTTGTTCCATAGGCCCACTTGCATAGGTTATATCATAAGACTCTACGTAGTCTTTTTCGTTCTCACTGTCTGTTTGAGTTACCGATAGTTTTTGATCCAAGTTCAATGCAAACATGACTTGTTCGGTAATTGAGTTCAAAGACTCAGGAGTTTTAGCATATATATCTAATTGATAAGGGAGATTAACTGAAAGAAATCTGGCAAAGCCACCTTTATTATTAACATCATCATAGTAATATTCTACACCACTTCTTCGAGCTGCAAATGTTTGAGTTTCATTTAAGTTAAACCCAGAGGGTCTGTAAATACCTATCAGAGGGAAACTTAAAGCTTCTTTTAGAGAATCACCGTCAGCAAGATGAAAGGCTACATTGTAAAGCGTGTCTGTTGGCGCATATATGGTATTTGAGAACCATGCCTTGACTTTACTTGTAAAAGCTCTGTCAAAATCACTTAGTGACATAATCTAATCCCTTAGGCAAAAACGTCTATTCCTAAAATATCAGTTATCATATAAGCCAGCTCCTCGTCAATATGCTCTTCGCTTTCCTTAGCAAAGTTAAACCACAAAACGGGCCCATCGTTTACTGAATAGGATAATGCGAGCTTTTGACTATTAAAACCGAAAGAATATTTGTTATCTTGATATTCTATTGTTATAATCGGATGGTAATAAGGCATGTCCTTATATTTAAACTGATATATATCAATGGCTGTGATCTTAAATCTTTCTGGTTTCTCAAACATAGAGAAGATTTCTCTCTCTGTAATGTTTTTGTTTATAGCACCAAACATAATAATTCTTACTAACCTAGCAACGTCCTCTTGTATAGAGCCTCTAGAGATAGCCTTTGTCTCTAAATCTTCTATTAGGATTGCTAAAGAATCCTCATCTTTAATTTCTTTGAGAGTTTCACTATATAAATCTCTCTCTTCTGCTGTTACTAACCCTGTCTCGAATAGGTTGTTAATAAGCTTGTTGGTCTTTCTTTTATCTTTCATATAGCTCTCCTTTATTTATGTTATACACTAACTTTAATCCATTCATCAAGCATACGGTAATTAGACATATACTCGGGTGTATATATTACGAGGTCAATAAGTCTATAAAGAGTGTCTTCACCTTGCTCCTCTAAGTCTTCTTGTATCCACTCAAGTGTCTCTTCTTTATCGAAATAGTCATATATACCACTGAAATGTTTACTGAGTTCATAGATATCCACGCTTTTAGCAAAAGATGACTCTATATAATCAATAATCCATTGTCCTGGGTCATCTACCATTCTCTCGATCTCTTCTCTTATTGAGTAGAGTGCACTGATATAATCTTCTACTATTGCTGAGTAATCGCCATCTTCATCTTCATCAGTGCTATATTTTAATTCTTCACCATTAATAAATTCATAAAGGTCATCTCTGTTGTCGTCTAGCTCAGCTACCAAGTCATCAGATTCTATGTCAAGTGCCTCTAGTATATGAGGATCTATATGAGAATCTACAATATACTCAATCTCAGAGTAGATTTGGCCAGACAGTAAATCCTCGCCAAAGGCTTCTGCATCAAAGAGACCTTGCCTCTCCATATAAGTAAAAGACATGTTATCAACGAAATCCTCTATCAAGTCTCTTTTCTCATCGTCATCAAGAATGTCTACATCTACGACACGGTATTGTTCAAGTGAAGCTATGAACTCAGAAACCTCTACAGATTTTAAAAATGTTGAGAGATTGTATTCATATTCAAACAATGCTCTAGTAACCATAAAGTCCATCAATTCTTGTAGACTTGTTATTTGTAATAAGTAGTCCTTTAACTCGATGAGTTTCATACCAGAGTCAATAGTTTTTCTTAAAGAGAAATTACCTAAAGCATTTGAATTGCACAGGATGTAGTCATCTTCATCTTCGCCAATTTTATTAATAGTCTCTAAGTAGTCAGAAATAAAGTCTTGTTCATCTCCGTTTATAATATCAATAATTTGAGCAGTCTCTGGCATCATAACAAATAGAGACACAAGATCATTCATATAGTAAAGTCCTTTCTTTAATATTTAGATATCTAAACATAAAACTATGCTCATATTTAGATATCTAAATAGATAATTAAAGGTAAGCCTTGGGGTACCTTAATAGATACCCCAAAGATGTACCTCAATTATTCTATAAAGTTATTCTAGTAATATCTTAAGTCAGTATCAGATTAGCTAGGGAATGCAGGTGCTGTAGCTAAAGCAGCGTCAGTACCGATAACACCAAGAGTAGATTCTGTACCTTCTTTAGAGATTAAGTAAACAGGTTGTGCCATAGGGTCATTGATGATTCTACCTTTTACAAAGTAGTCAGCATTAGTAACTAATTTACCATAAGACATTGTGTAAGCTCTACGGATTAGTAAGTCGTCTAGAGTTACTGGTTGTGTAGCAACTACAGGGATGTAAGGTGCAAATACGATACCAGCGTCTAAGTTGTCTTTATCATTTTTGTAGATAACAGCCCAGTCATCTTCTCCTAAGTCAGGAACAGCGATAACTTTGATGTCTTTAAGTTTACCAATTACAGAAGGCCCACCGATTTGAGATCCGAAGTCAGAACCTTTGAAATCTTGTAGAGTCTCAACGATAGTTTGTGCGTTAACACCAACTAGTAATACGTTACCACGTACACGTTTAGAAACTTTGAAGATGTAGTTAGAAGCTCCAACGATAGCATCTCTAAATGATTGTTTATGGAATTCGTAAAGACCATTAGCTACTCCACCAGCTCTGTTCCAAATTACTTGGACAGGTGCAGAGTTCATAATTTCAAATACGAAGTCTAAGTCAGTCTCACGTTTAAGTTCGTACATAGCAGACTCAGCTAATTTGTCTTCAAGTTTAACACCAAATTGTGCCTCAAAACCGAAACCAGCTTGGAATGAATAGTTAGTTTTAACTGTTCTTGCCATAGCAGTAATTTCTCTTGAGTCGATATCAGCGTTTAATTCAGGAACTTCAGTTGGTGCATATTTGTTGTCATATGAATAAGTAATTTCTAATGCAGGGTTCCAACCGTTTACGTCCTTAGCAATGTCAAATGTTACTTGAATAGATGTAGCATCAGCAGTAACAACACCATTAGTAATTGCGATTTCAGTTCCATCAGCTTCTGTATAAACACCTGTGAATGCTGTGTCAGTAGACCAAGTCAATACAGCGTTTTTGATTTTAACAGATCTAGCAACAAGTGGTGCCCATAAAGTTTTAGATCCTGAATCATATTCATTGTGGTCTGTGTCATAAGTTAATGTGTCAGTACCGATAGCAGGTAAGTTTGTTAAGTAAGATGTGTAGTTCTTATCAGTGCTGATTTTGAAAGGTGTGATTAAAGCGTCTCCAGCTTCAACGTTACCTTTGTCAGTTCCCGCAATAGTATTGTAGTAGAAAATCATAGCTTTTTCAGTTTTAATCGGTTGTGTTGATGCAATTTCAGGAACAATTAAGTTAGGGAAATAACCGAAGAAAATATCAAAGTATGTCTTCATTAAACCAACACCAGCGCCTTGTCCAGTTACGCTAGATACAGCAGGACCAGCTTGTGTTGCTTCAGTAAGTACTTTTACGGCTTGAACCATATTCTCAGATAGTGTTTTGTATAAGTGTTTTTGAGCGTCTGATTTGAAAGGTTCAATTCTTTGTGCGATTGCCTCATTAATAGTACGAGGTTCATTAGGTTTTCTAGCAAGAGTTCTTTCTCTTAATACTTTAGATCCTTCAACATTTTCGTTAAGTTTCTTAGAGTATACAGGTTTTTTAACTCTTTGTCTAGCAGCTTCTAGTACAGCTTGACGTTCTCTTTCTTTTTTACGTTCAGCTATTTTCTTTAGAAGTTCTTGTTTTGTCATAATAGTTTTTCTCCTTGTTTTTATTTTTAGTAACTCTTAACTCTGCCTATAACTGAAAAACTATATTATATGTAACCCTGTTTGTTTAAGGGTTTGTTTAGTTTAATTACTCTTCTGGAAATAAATCTAAAGTGCTAACGAAGTCCTTGACTTCATTAAAGTCAAGTTCTTCTAGAGTCTCATAGGTGTCTCTGTCCAATCCTATGATGTAATAGTCAGAACCCATAGGTAAGTCATGACTAGCATAAGTAAGCTTGACATAACCAGGGCCTTTAGATTGATAGTAAAGACTTGCATCATGATCAAAGAATACTGCTCTTTCAATATCTTCAGTTAAAGTATATGCTGAAGAACCTCTCCAGTTAGCCTTGTACATGAATGCTAGGTAACCATAATAGTCCCCAGGTAAAAGCTCGTCTGTTACATAGTATAAAAACTCATCTCTTTCAAAGCTCATAAAGTCTGCGGAAGAAAAATCTTCAATCATATCTTCTGTCACTACTATATGATCATACTCAGCAATCTCGTCTTCATAGTTCTCTCTGTACTCATCTTGGTACTCTTTCGCTACATCATCTATTGGAACACTCCAATAAGTGAATAGGCTATAGATATTAACATCTTCAGATAGAGCTTCTTTGAGTACAATTTTAGCCTCTTGGTGAGTGTTTTCTCTTAATACTGGGTCTTCTATGCCCAAAGCTGTGAAAAGGTCTATCTTGGCTTCTAAGTATGCGTCAAAGTCATCTTCTGATACAAAACCCTCACGTTCATAGATAGAATTATATCTTAGGACTTTTTTGTATAGGTCATTAAGTTCGTCAGGTACTAATCTTTGTTTTCTTAAATACTTTAAAGCTTCTCGTTCGCTTGTCTCGTATAAGTCAAAGAATTCCTTTTGTTGTTCTTTTGTCATGTGTGTTAGTCCTCTATGTTATCTAGAAGTGCTTCTAGTTCCTCATCAGTTAAATCGTCAAGGTCCTCATCGGTAAGTTCTTCTAGACCAAGAAGTTCACCATCTTCTTCAGAGTCTTCTTCGCCTTCGGAATCTTCTAATTCTAAGTCATCTTCTTCCTCAGATAGTTCACCCTCTAAGTCATCATCTAGAAGTTCTGCTTCAGGATCTTCTACAGGCATTAAGAAGTCGACTAATTGTTGTACTAGGTCTCTCAGTTCTTTGATTTGATCTTCGACTGATAGTTCTTCCTCTTCTTCAGAGTCTTCCTCTTCTTCACCTTCAGAGTCTTCGTCTTCTTCAGCTTCTAAATCCTCTAGGTCTTCATCCTCGTCTTCACCCTCAGAGTCTTCGTCAGAGTCTTCGTCTTCTTCACCAAATAAGTCTTTCTCTTTTTCTTTAGCTTCGTCAACGAAGTCACCTATGGTTTTATTCTCTTCATTGATTACGTAAGTAGATTCTTTAATGATTTCTACAGATTCGCTAATAGTCTGTAAGAATTTTTCGATAGCTTCTTTTTGAGTTTCATCACATTTAATTTCAAAATGAATTAAGTCACCAGCGCTTGATGGTTCATAGTAAATGTTCTCATCCTTTAAAGCTTGAGCTAATTTCTTAGCCTTATCTTTAGGTAATTCAATATTATACATTTTAGCTTCTGTAACTTTCTTTTCATTTATTTTTTCTTTAGGCATGTTGTCCTCTTTTCTATTTTCAACTTTAGGTTCTTTTAGCTTTTGAATTTCTGCTAAGACTTCTTCGTACTCAGCTTTCATATTCTTTTCTACTTTAGCTTTGTCGACTTGTCCGTATTCTTTCTTGAAGTCTTCTTCAGACATTTCTTCTAAGTCATATAGCGCATTGTATAAGTCTTTCTCTTTAGCCCTTAAAGTTTTATAATATTCTTTCTTAGCTTGGTCTACAGTCTTGCTTTCTTTTTTAGTAGACTTTTCTTTGGATCTTTGTTCTAAATCTTCAATAACTTTATTGTAGACATCAGCGTGCTCTTCATCTTCTTTAGCTAAGGCTTTGATTGACTCAGTTAAAGTTTTTCTTCCACCCTTAGCTGACTCGTTTAAAACGGCTGTTGCTGTTTGGAAAGATGGATTGTAAACGAAGTCAAATGACATTAGTTCAAAACTCTCAGGAACAATAGATTCATATTGACCTTCAGATGATTCCTCTAGTCTTGTTTCTCCTAAAGCTCTAGAAGATACGCCAAGTAAACCAGAACCCCCACGCTCTTTAGCATACTCTAAGAAAGTCTTGACAATTTTACCTTGTGGATTGTTTAAAACATCAGCTTTACCATCCCAAGATCCATCATCGTTTCTTTTAACATCATACCAAGCAATAGCTGCTTCAGATAGTAAAAGCTCTGCTCTGTCATCTGTAGGGTGGTCTACGCTTCCAAATAAGGTCGCAGGTTTTAGCTTACCACTCTCATCGAGGAATTTTCCTCCAGAACCAAAAGCGTTTCTCTGAGACCATGCCTCAGTAGGATACTTAGTTCTATTTTGACTTATAGTATTCTCTACAGTCATACCCTTAACAAAAAATTCTCCTAGGATTGGGCTGTCAATTCCGTGCCCCTTGTCCTCTGATTTAGCTTTGTATGATTCAACAATACCAACGTTAAACTGTCTATTCTTGATTAGTTTTTTACTCATAATCATTCTCCTGTTCCCTTAAATTTTCTTTAGCCTCTTCTTCCATTTTTACTAGTCTTGTATAGTAATCAGGAATTTCGACTAAGTGGTCTAAAGCTATTTCTAAAGCGATAGACCCGTCATCTGTGTGTTCAAATTCTATTTCATAACCAATCTCTACTTGTTCAATAATAGTTTCAACTGGTATGTTGTGTTTTTTAGCAATGTCCTCTATAGACATTTTATCTGCTAAGCCACCCTTCATATTTTCACCTCTATTTGCATAGTGCTAAGTTAGAATCACCCTAAATGTTAACAAAAGCCTCAATGGTACTTGCACCAGCTAGAAGTAATTCTGCTGCTCTCGAGTAGCCGTCAATGATACTACCATCAACTATAACTATTGGAGAGTATAGTGTCTCCTCAGATACAAAGTCGACTGGGTTATAGTCTGCATCAACATAAAACCCATCAAATTCTGAGTACTTATATCGTGGTGAGTAAAAGTCAAAAAAGTCCTTGAAAGATGGATCATTCAGTACCTCATTAATGTCTATACTCTTAAGCTCAAAGGTGTTTGGTCTAACTAATGTATTGAGCCAGCGCTCAGGGATGTCATCTTCAAATGGAGTTATCTCTTCTATATACTCGACGACCCACTGACCTTCGTAAATGTTGTCTTTAAAGTTAGGCATAAAATACCTCAGTGTAATATGTCATAACCAAAATAGTTATCGAGCTTGTCCTGATCTTCTCTGTCTATATGAACTCTATAGGCATAAGCATTCTCAGCGTACTCCGTAATAAATTCCTGGAAACTTTCAAAGTCTAGCTCATCGTGATAACTATTCTCATAGATAGGATATGGCTGTACCTCAAAGGACACGGTTTTTTCATAATCATCTACATAGTAGATATATATGTGGTCCATAAAATACCACCTTTCAAATTATTCTTTAAATCTTTCTAACTTGATACGCTCTAAGACCTCTGTCCTCAAACTCTTTGTACAGGAACTCAACTTCGTCACCAACGTTTAAAGTTTTCTTGCCATCCATAAGAATTTGAGAGAAGTGGACATAGATATCTTCATCAAGAGATTCAGTGCAAGATATAAAGCCGTATCCTTTTATAGGATTAAAACTTTTTACTACACCTCTGGCCTGTTTAATATTCTCCATGTTTTACCTCTTTCTCTTGTAATTTTTATTTCTTTAGTATATAAGTTGTTGACTGAGATCGGGACGCTGATCGACACAGGAGCATCGTCCCGATCTGAGAGGACAGCTAACGGAAGTGAAAGCTTCCTCTCCTATTGTATTTGTCAATTGTCTCTATAGGCGCTTAGGAACGCTTTGGAGTCTATAGGACTGTTGACTTACCTAAATAGTCTAGTAAATACTAGTACTATGTTATATACCCTTACACTATATTATATAGTATGAGTGTGTGTTGCTCCTTAGGTTACCACACACTTCTCTTATAATATTCATTAACTAAGCTTCTGAAACCTAGTTTTTTGATGTCTTTATAAGAAAGTCTATAAAAACTCTTACCTTTTGTCCATGTGCCACTATCTAAATATCTGATACAGTCAACAAAATAATTGTCTAGATACTTCAGTGTCTTTTTAGTATTTATGTTTGGTAAATACCATCTGGACCAGTTAATAGAGTCGTCTTGGTCAGAAAACAGTTTATAGTTTATCTTCTTAATATAATCTCTTATAGCTACTTCCTTTTTTACATTTCTTTTTAGCATCCACTGTCTATACCACTTGGCTCTGCGCTTTAGTCTAGACTTCATTTTGTCTTTAGCTTTTTCAGAGATGTCTATAGTACCCCTCTTAAAAGTAAAGCCCAGGAAGTCAATGCCATCTCTTATGTTCATGATTTCTTCTTTTTTAGGGTTGAGTTTTATATCTAGAAGTTTTATCTGTGACTTAAAGTACTCTAATGCCTCTTCTCCTACAATAAGAGTGTCATCAGCATAGCGGATATATTTGTAACCTTTAGTTAACATCTGCTTGTCTATATCATCCATGTAGATGTTTGCAAG